GCGCGGAGATGTCGGCCATCGTGGCACCGACCCCGATGTTGAACGCCCGCAGGCGGGCCGCCTCCTGCTCGCGCACGGTAGCGGCGTTGATGTTCAGGCGGTCGATCTCCTTGACGAGATCCATGCTTCCGATGATCTCCTTTGCGCTGCCTGCGCCGAGGACGGCACCACGGGAAGCGAGTGCGGCCTGTGCGCTTGCACGCGCCTGCCCCGCCCGCATGGAGTACTGCCCGAACCGCGCTGCGCCCTCGCGGCCGATCTGTCCAGCCGTGAACTCGGCGGCGCGTTGGTTGATCCGCCCCATCTCGGCCGCGAACCGCTGGTTCTGGGCCTGCATCTTGAGCTGGTTTTGCTGGCTCTGCGCTGCGTAGAACGAGCCGATGGCACCCGTGATCGACCCGAAGATGCCCGCGATGGGGCCGGCGACCGTCATGGCACTGGCGAACTGCGATGCGAACCCGGGGCCAGGTCCTGGCCCACTGATGGCGTACGACTGCCCGGTCATCAGCGTCGGGCCAGTCGGGCTTGAGGAGAACGGTACCTGTACGACTGCCATGTCAGCCTCCGATGCTCACTTCAAGGGTCAGCCCAACGATGGTCAGCGGGAGCGGGTCCGACTGCCGCACGTAGACGCGCCCCGCCTGCCGCCACGTGGGCGTGAGCTTCACGCCGATCTCGTCCGTCTTGAGCCCAGGCGGCGATCCGTATGGCTCCGTGGTGCGCTGCTTGGCTTCGACGAGATTGTCTGCGTCGGGGCCAACGAAGATTCCGCTTGAGCGATATACGCGCAGGAATGCCTCGTTGACGTTCTTTGCGCGGCCCTGCCCGAATGCCTCCATCTGGAGCGCCATCGGCAGCGTCTCAAGGTCGCTGACGTAGGGCAGACCGACATGCACGACCACGGACGGCCGCTGCAACACGGCCACCCCGCCCGTCACCGTGACCTGCGGCATGACCGCGCCGTCAGCAAGGATGCTGACCGTCTTGCCCTCAAGGTGCGTCAGGCCAGCCACCGTATCGCGTGCAAACGCCCACACAGCCGTCGCCACCCCGCGCAGGGCCACAGGCAGGATGAGGTCCGTTCGGGCCGTAGCGACCGTCGTGGAGGTCGTGGACAGGATCGTCAGGCGATAGGTGTTTCCGTTGGCATCGGTCAGGACGATGGCGTCGCCCACGTCGGTGGTCGCCGGGAACTGGAAGATGGCGCTGCTCGCCGTAATCGTCAGCACGTCGGCTGGACCCCAGGTCGTGCCGCCCGTTACCGTGACCGTGGTGGCAGTCGTGTTCGTTCCGTTGTAGGTCAGGCCGCTGTCCACGAAGAAGCAGTCCTTCAACTCGCCGACCTGCCGGCTTGCGAACCGCTCCACGTATCGCTTCGTCACCCCGCCGATGGTCCGCTTGACGATGACGTACAGGCGATCCTCGGGGCCCTCGGCCACGGCCGCGCACGACTCAAAGTCGCCGTCCGTTTCATGCTGGTGCCATGCGCCGATCTGCTGCTCGGGGATGTACGTCAGTCCGAGCATGCTGCCCGTGCTCGAGATGAACCACAGCAGCGGCTGCGGAGCCTTGCTGTAGCACATGTCCGTGATGTCGAAATTGTCGAACAGGTGCGTGGCTCTGATCGACAGGTCCCCAGTCACGAACCCGCTCGCCTGCCACGAGTATCCGAGTTCGCGCACGTGGCCGTCGCGGGCCGAGCAGTAGACCACCGTGTTGTTCACGATGGACGGCTGCACGTTGTTCGCACCGACGTAGGACTGTGGGCGCACCGAGATCGTGGTCGGCGAGATCACGTCGCTGTTCACAGGGCTGACGCGCCACTCGGCGGCGCTCGTCAGCGCGAGCAGCTGGGTCAGCGGGACGAGGTGGCGGATCGTATTGGCCTCGCGGGCAGCGACACGAAATGCAATGCGGTCGGTATCAAGCAGCGGGATGTGGTACGAGATGTCGCTCTCGGTGCCAGTGCGCGTCATCCACAGCGTCTGCGGCGCATTCGTCGTGCCTGCAAACACGCGGCGCTGCTCAAAGTAACTGACTGCACCAGGGTAGTTTCCGCTTGACGCAAATACCGTATCGACGATTGGAGGAGTAATTCCGAGGTCCGGCCCGATGTTGTTGTCGGTGAACGTTGTCAGGTCGGTCTGCCCGATCAGGCCATACAGTCCGTTCTGACGCTTGTAGATGTTGTAACGAGCAGCGCCTGACACAGCAGACCACGTGATCGTATTGCTCGATCCCTGCGCGTTCAGGTTGTTGTTCGCAGTCGCCGCGGAACTCGGCGCACTCTCGTCAATACCGTTCGGAGCGACCGTGGTGACAACGTAGTAACTGGTGAAGTCAAGCGCCTTGTCGCCGAACTGGACATATCCGCCGCTCGACCACGTTCCATAGGATGTCGTATCAAGTTCGATTCCGCTGCTGTATGTGCGGACGCGGAACTTGTCTCCGGCACTTATGTGAGAAACGATGTAGTAGTCATCAGGGAACGGATTCGTCCACGTTCCGCCATCAAGGTAGACCGGATCGCCAACAGAAAGCCCATGAGGAGCCGCCGTGTGCGCGACGCCTGGATTCGCGGACGTGAATCCGATGAGGTCAAGCGCCTCGCCTCGATTTGCGGTCACCGTCACGCTTGTCGGTGACGTGACGGTCGAAGCAAACGAAATGGTTGTCAGCGTCCACGTGGTCGCCCCCAACCGGCGCAGCTCACGCGGCGCGTAGTTCGGGTGTACGAGCGTCAGCACGTCGGCCGACTGCACGTAGTGGATGTCGAACAGGTCGGCCTCGGCGTAAGGATTCGGGATCTCGTAGATCCCCGCCGGCAGCGCGTACCAATATGTGGCGTTCGGAGGCGCGTTGCCCGTGGTCGCCGCGATGCAGTAGTAGTTCACGCCGCCCGACGAGACAAGCGCACCGACCGCGTAGACCTGGTTGGACGTGATCGTTCCGGTTCCCGCGCTCGTCAGGTTGATCGGGCTTCCGCCGGACGTAAGCGCCAATTGGAACGTGTTCGCGGTCGCTCCGACCACGTAGTAGGTCGTGCTTGCGGACAATCCTCCTGGGAGCGTGGCCGTCGATGCAACCTGCACCGCAGTCCCGTTCGAGTATCCGTGCGCGTTGCTCGTCAACGTCTCCGTTCCGGTATCGACGCCCGTGATGGTCTTGGTCGTTGAGTAGGCGGCAGGCGTACCAGGCCCAAGCGTCGCGCCCTGCGTGTGGAACCGGAAGTACCCCGCGCCAAGCTCAAGCACCATCGTCTGCGTGGTGCTGAACGTGAACGGAAGCAGGCGCGTCCGCTTCGTGCTGTCCTTGACCTCGCGCACGAACGCCGTGCCGGGTCGGTTCTCTGCCGGCCCCTGCGGCAGCGCGATGAAGTTGAGCAACTTCGCCGCGCCCGTCTGGAACTTCACGTCATCTATCCGCCCCCACATCTCGGGCGAAACCTCGCCGCCCGCGAAGGACCGTGTGTACGTGCGGGTCAGCGCCATATCAGCGTCCAGAGATCCAAGATGTGATGTGACCGGGCTTCACGTCGCGCTGGTTGGCGTCCGACATGCGGGCCTGTCCGAGATAGATCGCAACCATTTGGAGGCATCGCTGCGCCTGCCGTGCACCTTCCTCGCCCTTCACGACCGGACCGGCAAGGAATGACGCGAGCTGCCACGACAATGCGATGGTGAACATCGGGTCGAACTTGGTCGAATCGCTCACGAGCGCCTGATATCGCAGGAGCGCATTCTCTTGATTCGTGTAGATGACCTTGTTCCCGAGCGTGTCCGTCTCAATCACGTATTCCTGCGGCACGTACACGCCGGCGGTCGTGATTGGTGGGTTCGTCCATCCGAATCCGTAGCGGTCGGAGGGGTATGCGCGGACGGAGTAGTCGTTCTCCGCGTCTGGCGGAAGCACAGCCACGGCGGTCATCATGTCACCAGGGCATGCGTAGGAATACTTCCACATGGTGTACGGCATCGTCACCTGCGCGAGGCTGACGCGCCGCGATGCGAACGACCACGTGTGCATCTGGAGGAGCATGTCACGTGCGCTCGGATAGAACCGGGCGCAGTGCTCGGCCTGCGCTGATCCCTCCGGCGGGTCGATGCTTGCGACGGTGGCATCGTCACCGAGGTGCGCGAGCGCGAGGTTGCATATCTCGACAACCGATGCCATACGTGCCTCCCGTAGGACGGGAGGGGCGCCGTGGTTTCCCGCCGACGCCCCTCCCTGTTCACGAACTCATTGCAAGCTCACTCCGTGCCTGCGGCCTCGGCCACCTTGCCTTTGCGGAGACGGCGCGGCGGCGCTTCGGATACGGTCGGCTCGGGTTCCGAACGCACGCCCTCGAGATACTCGAGATTGTGGTTGATCGGACCGTCGTATTCGAACGTATCTCCTGCCTGACGCAAACCGTTGTCCACGAAGCAAACGACTTTGGCTTTGACCTTCGGCATGGATTGCTCCTATCAGGACACGACGAATCCGCCCGCATAGTTGCGGCGGTCCTGGATGTCCAGCACGATGTCACCACGCACAGTACCTGCCGTGTACGTGCCAGTCGTGACCAGGTTCGCACCAAGGTAACGCTGGAGCGAACCGCCGAGTTGCTGCTGCGGCGTGATGCGGACCACGATCTGCGTGCCGACCGTAAGGCTGGCAGTCGCAATCGGTCCAACCTCGCCGCACACCAGCGGTGTGGTATCCAGGTTGTCGGTGCTATCCGTCACCGCCTGGAACGCAACATTGGTACCACCGGCAAACGCAGTGGTGACGGTGAAGATCAGCAGCAAATCACTGCCCGCACCGACATCCACAGTCTGCGTTCCCTGAGCGATGGTGTACAGCGAGCCGCTTGCGGTCGCCACGTAGTTGGTGTTGGAACGCAGATCGACGACATCCGGCAGGTCATGCGTACCAGCCGAAAGGCTTGCTCCGGTTGCAAAAGAACCGAGCGAGAGGTTGTTGTCAAGAATCATTGTGTGTGCCTTTCTTTCTCGGTCCTATCAGGACACGACGGCTTCGGTGTTGATGAGCTGATCGACGCGACGGCAGGGAACTCCGAGGAACGACAGCCATGAGGTCGGCGTGCCGAACTGCGAAAGACCCTGATTCACGGCGAGAACGTTCTGGGCGCGGTCCATCGCCTGAATTGACAGGCCGGCATGGACGGTACGGTTCATGTAGAAGGCCGGACGACCCATCGCCATGTTGGGGATGCGGTACAGCGCACGCGCCATGCACTTCACCAGCTGCGTGTTGACGTTCGACACCTGCGTATTGCTCGAAGCCTGAAGATGTTCGATGTTGATGTTGCAGATGCGAACAACATATCGCCAGTCCTTCACGACGAGGCCGTTCTTCCACTGGTAACGGGTCGCATACGCCTGCATGCGCTCCGTCGCCGATGCCGTCGCGGCACCGGAACTGGAGGGCGTGTAGACGGTCTGCTCGCCGAGATCCTCGTGCATGAGGCCGGCCGTCGATCCCTTCGGGAAGGGGCAGTAGACGGTGTTATCGCCCCACACGACGAGGTAGACGGAGGTGTTCTTCGTCGCATCAGAACCGCCGGCAGAGATGACGTTCTGACCATTGGTTGCGGACGTTGACGAATACCGGGCCGCAAGACCGAGGTACGACTTCGGCTCCACGGCGGGGTTGCCGTAGAACATCGTCGCAGCCTGCGTCTGGTTCATGGCCTCGAGGAAGGCCACGTCCTCGGACAGGCGGAACTGCGCGGTGTTGCCGTTCAGCATGGCGAGATCCTTATCGACCTCGCTGCGAGCCTCGAGGATGCCGCAGGCCTCATCGACCTGGGCAGTCGTGCTCTTGCTGCTCGGAACGCCCTGGTTCAGGGCACGCCAGTACACGGCCGGGAGGCCGGTGCGGATGATGACGCGCTCGCCGGTGGGCAGGTTGCCCTCCTTGAAGACGGCGTCCTCGAGGATCTCGTTCGACTGCGAGAGGAGTTCCGCGATGACCGGGACGCGGCCCTCGGGATCGGTGCGCTTCGCCCAGTCGGCGAGCGTCAGGTTGGTGCTGGAAAGAACTGCCATTGTGGTTTCCCTTTCGTGGGTTTAGGTGCTGGTGGAGTACAGGGCGTCGGCGAGGTCATTGAACGAGCGAGGTCCGGCCGGCCTGGCCTCGCCCTTGTTGCCCGTCACCATGCTGTCCTCGCTGATCGCCTTCCCGGCGCGGAACATGAACCGGATCACTTCCGGGTGGTTCCCGAGGCCGGACTCGTTGAGCAGGCTGCGGAGTTCGGAGGTGCCGAACGCATCGAGCGCCTTCTTCGCCACGGACAGGTTCTCCGACAGACGCTCGCCGCCAAACTCCTTGTCGGCCTTGCTGCTGTCGGCCCATCCGGTGCGGACGGCCTCAATCTGCGCCGCCTGACGCTCAGCCAGCTTTGGGCCGACTGCGTCAAGGACGCGCTGCGCGGCTTCCTGCGACAGGTTCAGCTCCTTCGCCACCTTCGAGTACTCGGCAATGACCTCGGAGTCGAACGTTCGACCCTCCGGTGCCTTGAACTCGTAGGTTTCCGGCGCGGTCGGCTTAGCGTCGGCGGGTGCCTCGGCGGCCTTGGCGTCGTTGGCTTCAGGAACCTTGCCGGCAGCGGCCGCATCCGCGGCTTGCCGGCCCTGGGTCGTGGTCGCCTTCTGCTCGCTGCCGTAGAGCTTCTCGGCCGTCGCCGAGACAACTGCGGCAGCATCGGATGCGGGAGCGGCTGTGGTGTTGGTTTCAGCCGTTTCCATCATCGTTGGTTCGTTCATCGTGTGCCTGTTCCTTCATCATTGCCGGGTATTGCTCCGGGCAGAGCGCATGGACCATGCCGAGCATTCGTAGCCCGTAGTTCCTGCCGCCCTCCGCGAATGCCATCGACATCGCGTTGGTGTTGAAGGAACTGCGGAACACGCCCGCCTGGTCCAGCAGCCGCCACACAATGCGACGGCCTCGCTTGCTGGACATGAGCCACTTCACGTCGGCCTCCTCGTTCTGCCGTTCCAGACGCTCACGGAGCTCTTTGTCGGCTCTGTCGCGCTCCTGGCCCCGCAGGTCGAGGGGGTCGTAATTGCTCACGGCGGGACTGTATCCCTGTGGCTAATGCTTACGGGTACTGTTAAACCTCAACGCCCGATGGCGAGCCGTACCCCGAGAACATGTTCATCACGTCGGTCAGCGCGTTCTGCTGCCCAGTCGGTGCCTGCGCCATGTTCTTGACGCTCTGCGAGGTCTGCTGAAGCGCGGCTGCCTGTTCCTTCGCAGCCATCGCCTGATTGCGGGCGTCGCGCAGGAGCGCGACCTCCTTGTCGGCGATGATGAGCGACGGGTCCACGCCGAGCATGTCGGCGTATACGTCGGCCCACTGGTCCTGATCGAACTTGTCCAGGATGTCCGGCTTCATGCGGGCGATGGCCCCGAGGTTCCCGACGAAGCGGTCCACGGCGTTGGTCCCGATGGCTCGCTGTGCCTGCGCCAGCATGCTGACGAACTCGACGTTCAGGTCCATGCCCTGCAATTCCTGCGGTGCCGGCGGGAGTGCGCCTGCCGCCACCATGCGCGTGAACGTGATGTCCACGAGCGGCGACAGCAGCTCGTTGTGCAGGCGCTCGAGGACCGGGCCGAGCATGAGGAGCTTCTCCTCGTGGCGCTCGGCGACCTCGGTGGCGGTCATGCGGGTGTTCGGCGTGTTGGCGAGCATCAGGAACAGGTCGGCGTAGAACGAACCACGCACGCGCTCGCGGCAGTCCATGATGTCATTCAGCAGGTACTGGAGGTTCAGGTTGACCTCGAACGCGGTCTTGATCCCGTTCGACTGCCCGTCGTAGTACGACACTCCGCCCGGGAGCGTCTCCACGTCGCGGTTCTTCATGGATGCTGGCACCTGAAGCGGCGGTTTGGTCTGGTAGTCGATGGCCTGCGCCTTGCGGAGCTGCTCGTGCTGGAGCTGCTTGATGTCTCCGAGCGCCTCCATGCCGGGGCTGTTGCCGTAGATA